TGATGTATTAGGTGATCTACAGTTAACTGCTCAGGGCGATTTACGCTTCATGGACAGCGATAGTTCAAACTATGTTGCATTCCAAGCACCTGCTACAGTTAGTTCAGACGTTGTTTGGACACTTCCCGATGCTGACGCTGCCACAAGTGGCTATGCACTAGTAAGTGACGGTGCAGGTACACTAAGTTGGGCTGCTGCTGGCGCTACTATTACACAAGACAATACTAGTAACACAGCATTCAACTTGTACTATGCAAGCACAACAACTGGCGCACTAACTGGTGTTAAGTACGATGGCGGTACACTAACCTTTAACCCATCTACAGAAACACTAGCAATTTCAAATGTTAGTGCAACAACTGTTACTACTTCAGGCAACGCTACTGTTGGTGGCGCACTGACTGTTACTGGTAACTTAACTGTTAATGGTACTACAACAACTATTAACTCAACTACAATGACTGTAGATGATCTTAATATTACACTAGCAAGTGGTGCAGCAAATGCTGCGGCTGCTAACGGTGCTGGTATTACTGTTGATGGTGCAAGTGCTACAATCACTTATGCTTCAACTGGTGACAAGTGGGTGTTCAACAAGGACGGCGACTTTGGCGCTAATGATGTAACAGCAACTAACTTTAGTGGTATAGCAAGCTCAGCAAAATACGCTGACTTGGCAGAAAAATATGCTGTTGTTGAAGACATTGCTCCAGGTACAGTTGTGTGCTTTGGTGGTGAAGCAGAAGTTCAAGTTTGTGATCACGACATGGATCGTAAGGTTGCAGGCGTTGTTTCTACTGATCCAGCATACATGATGAACTCAAGCCTAGAAAATGCAGTTTATGTTGCATTAACTGGTCGTGTTCCATGTAAGGTTGTTGGTCCAGTACGCAAGGGTGACATGATGGTAAGTGCAGGCAATGGTGCAGCACGTGCTGAAGAGAACCCAGTACTAGGTTCAGTAATTGGTAAGGCACTAGAAAACTTTGATGGCGTAGAAGGCGTTATTGAAGTAGTTGTAGGCCGCCTATAATCCACTAGGATTATAAAAACCAAGAAAGAAAGGGCAGAAATGCCCTTTCTTTTTGACTAAAATTTCTAATAAATAGTAAAAAGGAATAATTCAATGGGCTTAACCAGACCAAAACTTGCACAGATATCAACAACTACGTCAGCCTTTGACGATCCAATTATTGTACTAAACAATAATGCTAGTGGAGCTCTCAGTAACGACAAAGACATTGGTATTGTGTTTGAACGTGGTGGAGATACTAATCAGGTATTGCTATGGGATGAATCAGCAGATCAATTTGTGCTTGCCAGTTCAAATGAACAAGGTTCTACCGCAGGTGATGTATCACTAATTGCATATGCACCTCTACAAGTTGCAGGATTAAAAGCATCAAGTTTTGTACTAAACGGTGCACTAACCTTTCCTACATCTGATGGTACAAATGGACAAGTTCTATCTACTAACGGGTCAGGAACACTGAGCTTTGTTGATGTTGCTACTACACTTGATGCAGTCACAGACAACGGTGCTACTACAACAAATTCAATTGAAGTAGGTGCAATTACAGTATCAGGTAACATCGTACCAAGCATAAACGAAACATATAGTTTGGGCACGGCAGAAAAAAGATTCTCAACACTACACGTAGCAGAAAGTACAGTTTATTTAGGCGATGTTGCGTTAAGCATTGTGGGTGGTGAATTATATGTTGATGGTAACCCTGTAGCAGGTGCAGGTGATACATGGCCAGGAAACAACGGCAATTATGACTTGTCGAAACCATTAGATCAAAACACAGCAGAAACTCCTTTTGAAGAAGGTGGTACAGACTCATTTGGTATAAGTCTAGCAATTGTGTTTGATAACATGGATCCTGGCGGTCAAGTTATAACATATGATTTTTCTGATAGTTATACCGGCGGAACTGCGAGCGGAAGCCCAGAAGCATACCTAGGTACATAAATATACATAATACAATTTAAAGGACCAGGAAATGCCTACAGTACTACAATTGCGCCGCGGAACAACAGCACAGAATGAAGCTTTTACAGGATCAGCAGGCGAACTTACATTTAATACCACAACCGGAGCAATAAGAGCACATGATGGTTCTACTGCTGGTGGCGCTGAAATGCTTGTTAATGACGGAAGCAATGCAGCAACAACTGTATCAATGACTAATCTAACACTCAGCGGCAATTTAACTGTTAGTGGAACAACTACTACTGTAAGCACAACAAATACTGTTATTACAGATAACTTAATTGAATTAAACAACGGTGCAGCATCAAATGCCAATGATTCGGGTATTGTAATTGAACGTGGTTCAACTGGAGACAACGCATTTATTGGGTGGGACGAGTCAGCCGATCAGTTTATTGTAGGCACAACTACTGCAACCGGTGCTAGCACAGGCGATTTAACCATTACTGCCGCAAAACTAACAGTAGCAACACCAACGGCTGATTCAGATGCCGCAACAAAAGGATATATTGATACAGCATTGTCTTCACTATCTTCAAATAGCATTTCTGAAGGCAATACTAGCATTACAGTTACTGATTCTGGCACAGGATCGATTGTAGCAGCAGTTGACGGATCAACACATACTACATTTAACAGCAGCGGTATTACTCTATCAACCGGTAACTTTGTTGGTACTGCTACACAAGCACAATATGCTGACTTGGCAGAAAAGTATAGTGCCGATGCAGAATATAGCGCAGGTACTGTATTACAATTTGGCGGTGAAGCAGAAGTAACTGTTGCTACGCAGTTTGCATCAAGACGTGTTGCAGGCGTTGTTTCTACTGATCCAGCATACATGATGAACTCGGAAGCAGAAGGTGTTTATGTAGCACTTGCCGGGCGTGTTCCATGTCGTGTTGTCGGAGTTGTAACAAAAGGTGATTTGATGGTATCAAGTAATACACCAGGATGTGCAGTTGCTTGGGGAGAAGAATTGCGTGATCCTCCAGCAGGAAGCATCATTGGTAAAGCACTAGAAAATAAATCAGGACAAGAAGAAGGCGTAATTGAAGTAGTTGTTGGAGTACGTTAATGCAAGAACGCTACAGAACAGACTACGAAGGTGAGTTTGTTGTTACCGGTTTAAAAATTGTTAATGGTCGCAAACAACAAGAACGCGAGTTTGTTGAAAATCCAATTCAAGTTAAATCAATTTCAGGACGTGCTACTTGTGTTAGCAATGGTGATTCCAGTAAACGTATTCATTTAAATCGCTTGACCAAATACCACGGAGTGTTAAATACATTGCCGTTGAATGTGTACACAACCGGCGACCTATATAAACAAGTACATGGTAATTTTCACGTTACATTTAACGTAGATAATCTACAAGAATTAATTGAATCTAAACTAACTGAAGAAATCATCGTGTACACAAGTACTACACAGTGTTTAAAATTTCCCGGTGAATTCTTTATTATTCCTTACTCGTACAAAAGCACTGAAGAAGCAGTTGCAGCATATCTAGCAGCATTTGATGGGCATACAGAAGTATTTTTATTGGGCTACGATCAATTCAAAACTGATGGTACCAGACGTACTAAAATGATTGAATCAATGATTCCTGTGCTAAAAGCATACACTACAACTAAATTTTATCATGTTGTTAGTGATAGCGAAACACCCAAAGAATGGTTGCCACATAGAAATTTAAAAACCATGCCACTGATGGAATACGTTAGTTACTGCGATATTTCGTAACTGTATAGGTTTTCAACTGTTTCTATTTTGGTATAGATATCTTCAACGTTAATAGTTGCCCATAGCCCAGGATGTAGTGGTTTAGGAATAACACCACGATCCAACCAAGCATATCCTAAATGCTCGTCATTTAAAACAGGTACAAATTCGTCGGCAACTAAGCAAAAAAACGTGTGGTAAACAAAGTGGTTGCGCGGTCCAGTATATTGCTCAATGGGAACCATTTTAATGTAGTCTGGCATGGCGCCCATTTCTTCTGTGCATTCGCGCACAATAGTATCTTGTAGTGTTTCGTTATGTTCAACCTTACCACCAGGCAATCCCCAGTGATAGGGATGTTTGGGATCATTGCGCATCAGGTACAAGTAACGTTGTGTATTGTGTGCATAAAACCAGATGCCCACCGCAGCTAGATCACAATCGACCATTTGCCTCCCTGATACAATCCTTCATAACTGCGTACCCACACAGAACCATCCCATTTATATTGTAGGCTGGTAGTCAAGTTAGTAACATATTCTGTCGATGTAGTAGTGCTAGCATCGAACACTACTGACCACTGTGTTCCGTTATACTCGATGATATCATTTATCTCAGCAATCAATTCCTGGTCGTCGATACTTTTCCATGCTTGTGCCATGGGTGGAACAGTGGATCTGTCATCAGAATCAGCACCATATCCAATGCTGTCTGTTAACAAATATCTTTGTCCAACAGTGGCTGATGGCAGTCCTGCACCAGGACCGCTGCGCAATGGGTCAATCACTGCGGTGATTGGTTGTAGTGTATTTTCGGGTAATGTGTCCTGGTCCACAGTGAACAACATTATGCGGTCATCATTTGGATGATATGCAACAGTACCCACAATTTCGATATCATTGGTATCGTTCTCTAAGCGAATCTGGCTGATACCATCGCGAAGTTTGCCGTATTCTTCTATGACAGCGTGCCAAAGCAATGTACTAGCATCTTGCGTACTTAAACTTCCCAGATCTGTGTTTGGTTCATCCACTGCACTTGCCTTTAGCACCTGTAGTTGATTGCCAATCAGCAATACCTGATACCCATGTGGCGTGATTTGCATGCGAGTGCCCAACAACAGGTCATCGTTTTCTAAAATATCATTGGTGTTGCCATCTGCATCATATATGCTGGCAATAATCTTGTGAATAACACCCAGTTTGGTAACTTTGGCTGGCATGCTGATCCAGATAGGAACAGTAAATGTCAGTGTAACAATATCAATGGGTTCTTCTGTGCCCACTGGAACTGTGCGTGAAGTATAGTTAATGTCGTTGAGTTCAACCACAGTTAAACTGGTCCAGTCGATGTAGTTGTCTGTGCTTTGTATTTCAACTGACGGGTTAAACAAGGGAGTAATCTGTTCCAACAACTGCCATTTTTGATTGGTGTTTGTGGTCCAGATATCCAGTTTAATAGTTAAGTCATACGGAACTGGCATGTGTCTTTTGACTGTAAACGCATTGCCCTGTGTGGTTTCATATGTTTCTGATTCAGCATCCCAGGCACGCTGACGGAAGCTGCGTGTGTCCACGTGGTAGGGTTCTTGTACACGATCTCTGGCATACTTCATGGCACTGATGTAAAAACTCATCATGGGTGCAGAAGGCATGCTGTTAGCACTGTTATTTTGTAGAATAGCCTGTGCTTGTCTGGATGCATCGCCGTATCTGACTGGCACAGTTTGATAGGTTACATTACCGCTGTCGTCTCTCCCATACTCTACCTGAAACCCTGAAAAGATTCTGGTAAACTGCAACAAAAATCTGCGTATTTGCTCGTCGTAAAAAAACTGAACAGCCATTAGTTATCAGCCTCCGGACGAAGGAGATCACTTAGGCTTTGACGACTTGGAATCTCTCCACGATCTGTGGTTTGTACCGTGTCTGTGTTGTTAACAAACGAGCTGCGTTGTGTGGTGTTGTCGTTGTTTAGGTAACTCATTTCAGTTCTTACATTATCTTCTACTTTCACCCAACGACTCCCGTCAAATCTAAATAATCTATTTGGATGATAATCCAAACGCAAACAATAATCACCAGTTCTGGCATTAAGTGGAAAACTAACACCAGGAGTTACTGGTAATCCATTGGGCGGCATAATGTTGCCTGTCAGGTAACCTACCAGATATCCATCTGATGTGGGTGATACCAGACTGCGATCAGCATTTACTGCACCCAAATCCGCAGTTAATTTTGCATTGTCTGCGCTGATTCCAGTGCCATCTTCGGGCTCACCGTTGCTACCATATGGCGCAACATAAAATTTACTTACATCATATCCACTAAGTGGGACTTCAACTTCTGCCTGAGCAAGGATTGCATCATTGATCTCCTTGTTCTTATTGTATGTAGCCAGATAATCAGTCAGGTCGCCAGTTTCGTTGCCCTTCTCGTTGGTGTATCCATCCAAAATGTCTTTGTATTCTTGTGCACCTACCATTGGAACTGCTTTAACACGCCAAATATGCGGCATCCAGGTTTTGCTAAATCCTTCACTAGCAAATGATGCATCCTGGATAACATAAAACTTGGGCATGCCAACAGGAATGTTAGGATCCAGTGGATGAAAGTCTTTTAGGTTGGGAACTTCAATCACATCACCACTCATTAATTTTCTTCCCAGAGTGTCTATCATGTCATTGTAATGAAACGAAACAAAGATAGTATCGTTTTGTATGAATAATCCAAACTGACTCAGGTTAAAATCAATGTCCTGAACATTATACACACCCCGCAACCGGTAAATGGATTCATCGTAATCTCGGTCGCGGTTTTCTAGTGTAAACAAATCCTCAATAAACAGTGGATCAGTTTCTGAGTACACCGGTCTGGTAACATCATAATTACTGGATTCTGATGAATAATCACCAGATACCTTTGGACCCAGATATTTGTGAATATAAATATCAAGTCCGCCGACCGTGTACTGCTCTGAGATCACACTGTCCAGATACTTGTAATCGTTGCGTTTTTCAGGAGACCATAAACTTAATCTTGGCATATTAAATAATCTTTATGTGTTGTATTTTTGCAACATAAGCACTGTTTATAGCTCAGGCGCAAACTTTTATGTATTTATCCATGCACAAGTACTTGACACATGCACATCAGTAACCTATTATGTCTAGAGTTTTTAACAACCACAGGAGTTAAACATGGCCCGTAAGACAACAGCACAAAAAGTAAAAGTTGCTGCCGCAGAAGCAAAGTATGTGGGTACTGAACCCACCTGGGAAGCACAGCCCACTGAAGATAGCCGTATTGGCGCACTAGTTTCAGCCTTTAACTGGTACAACTATGCGTGCGACAAGAAGCAAGCAAAAGAAATGCTACTGACCTACCTGAAAGATCAGGGGCGGCTCAATGATTTTAAAACAATCAAGGGTGTCGCAGATAGCGGATTGCATCTAACCACAGCCTGGTTGGCTCGCATGAGTACTCAGGGCCTTGAACTCAATGCAGATGAAGCAGAACGCATCAATCTTGAAGTATCGCGCCATGCAACACCAACAGTTGACGTGGCTGATGCTACAACCGAAGATGAAAAGCCCAAAGGACCCACTATTCAGGAACGCATGCTGGAAAAAGCTAATGAAGCAGCAGGAGAACTTGAAGGGTTACTGGATAACTTTATTGCAAATGGTTGCAAGCCAGTCAAAGGCGAAGATGCAATCAGTGTGCTAAAGGTAGCAAACATTCTGCCACAACATATTTCGGTTATCACAGATATCTGGGAAGCAAAACTGGCTGAATTTCAGGCAGCACATGATGGTGACGAAGAAATTGCTGAATATTACGCTGGTTATGGCAAAATTGAACTGCGCAATCTGGTAAAGTTTGCAGAGCAAGTGATTGCAGATTCACTGAGCTATGTGCAGTATAAGAAAGTTGCTAAGGCACCACGACGCAAGACTCCGGTACCACCAGAAAAAGTGGTTGCCAAACTTAAATATCAGAAAGAAGATACCGCACTGGGTATTAAGTCTGAAAAGCCGGTTAAGATTCTGGGTGCCAAGGAAATGTTTGTGTACAACACCAAAAACCGCAAGCTACAATACTATGTTGCTGATCCACATTCAGGCGGTTTGTATGTGAAGAACAATGCCGTTATTGGTTATGATCCAACACAGAGTATCATGAAGACACTGCGCAAACCAGCCGAACAACTTAAAGAATTAATGAAGGCCAGTAAACCAAATAGCCGCAAGTTTTTCACAGATATCAAGGCAGTGGAAGCTAAACTCAACGGACGCTTTGCAGAGACCCTGGTGATCCTGAAAGTACACTAAATAGTGTATAACAGGATGGACAGGAAATATGAGTTTAGATTCTCTGAAACAAGATCTTTTTAAGTATGTGGGATTACGTCTAGGCGATGGCATCATTGACATTGAACTAGACCCAGAACACTATGAAATAGCATACCAAGAAGCACTGGGTGTTTTCAGACAACGATCTCAGGCGCATACCGAAGAAAGTTACGTATTTTTAACATTACAAGAAGGTGTAGACACATACACCTTGCCACAGGAAGTAACACATGTCCGTCAAATTTTCAGACGTACTCTGGGGGATGCTACTGGCCCTTATAGTACTAGCTTTGACCCATTTAGTCAGGCTACTCTCAATGTCTACCTATTAAACTACACATATGCAGGTGGCTTGGCTACCTTTGAAATGTATTCACAGTATGTGGAACTTGCTATGCGTATGTTTGGTGGGTTTATGAACTATACATTCAATGCAGTTACTAAAGAATTGCGTGTTGTGCGTGATCCAAAAGGCACAGGCGAAGAAATCTTGCTTTGGGTTTACAATGCGAAGCCAGAAGTAACACTGTTGCAGGACTATCAAACTTCGCAGTGGATCAAAGACTTTACAACTGCTAGTGCTAAAATGATCATTGGTCAGGCACGTGAAAAATTTGCATCGATTGCAGGCCCACAAGGCGGGTCAGCACTAAACGGTTCGCAAATGAAGCAAGAAGGTGCTGCTGAAAAGGCTGCGCTACTGGATGATTTGCGTAACTATGTAGATGGTTCGCAGCCTCTAACCTGGGTAATTGGATAATGCGAGCAGGCGAGTTTATTCCACGAGACGAACCAGATATATTGATTCGTATGCGCGACTTAATAAAGCGTATACAAACAATTAAAAATCCAGAATTAAAGGATAAACTACTACAACTAACTGCGTCTGTCAGAACATTATCTGACATTGACATGATAGACAGCGCATTATATAAGTTTGGTGTAAAAGAACTTAATGAACACGAAATGGTGTGGAGTCGATCCAAAACTACAACACGTGGCGGTAAAGCAAAACTAAAATGGCGTTGCACTTCTGGTAAGCGTAAAGGTCGTGTCGTGCCCAATGTTGCAGATTGTGATAAACCAATTGATGTAGCAAAGCGTGCAACAATGAAGCGCACCAGAGCACAAACCTACAAACAACAAGCTCGCAGAAGCGAGCGTTCAAAACGTATTAACACAGCAAGCAGACTTATTCGTGCTCTAAACAAAGCACGCAAACGTTGACAAATACACGATTATCTACTATAATTCCATTTTAATTAGAGGAATCTAATAATGAATTTGATGCTGGATATTGAAACTCTGGGCAGTGCACCTGACTCTGTGATTCTTACAATTGCAGCCTGTGCTTTTGATCCATTCTCAGACACAATTTACGATCAGCATGCGCTCTACTATCGTATTGATACTGAGTGTCAGAGCAATCGTAGCATCGATGATTCCACAGTAGCCTGGTGGGCAAATCAGAGTCCAGCAGCACAAGAAGAAGCATTTGGTGAGCAGAATCGTATTCCACTAGAAGATGCCCTTCAGGAACTCAGCGATTTAATCTGGAAATCAAATATTACCTGGGCCAATGGTATATCGTTTGATGTTACTATTTTGGAAAATGCATTCAAGAGTTATGGGATGCGATTACCCTGGCAGTATTACAATGTGCTGGATGCCAGAACAGTTTATCGAATGAATCCAGATCGTGAACGTCTGGGAAACAGCCACCATGCATTTGAGGATGTTATCCTACAGATTGGTCTATTACAGCGTACCTTTAAAAAATTGGGTATTAAAAGTCTCTGATCAAATCCCCTTGTTTCCAGGGTGAATCATTTTTATCAATTTCCACAACACAATTTAAACACACTGATCTCAGATTGGTAATCGTTGCGTCATTTAGATTACCATTGATGTGAAATACCACAGTTTGTGATGGATACTTGGCCTTGAAACCACACAAGTCACAGGTTAATTTTTTCTTATATCCCGACTGTTTCCATCTGGGCACAAACGGTTTTTTTCGTTTTCCCTGGCGATGGCAGGATCCACACTTGGATCGATAGTGTGGCACACCGTCTTTGTAGTAATTCACAGCGCAAACTTGCTTCTCGCACACTGAACATATGGGTCTTTTCATGTGTTTATTTAACACAAGGCCTTTGCAAAGCCTTGGTAAACATGCTTTTTACAGTGTATTCAATAAATAGTTATAACAACAATTTATTGTGAGGACAAACAAAATGGCATTAATTTCTCCAGGCGTGGAAGTTTCAATTATCGATGAAAGCGCATACCGTTCAGCTGCTACTAACAGCGTACCATTTATTCTAATTGCTACGGCACAGAATAAGGTTAACGCAGCAGGAACAGGTGTAGCTACAGGTACACTGGCTTCAAACGCTAACGCTACTTATTTAATCTCAAGCCAACGCGAGCTTGTAAACACCTTTGGTAATCCATTCTTTTATAACACTACAGCCGGTACACCAATCAATGGTTATGAGCTAAACGAATATGGATTATTAGCAGCATACTCAGTGTTGGGTGTCAGCAACCGTGCATATGTGCAGCGTGTTGATGTTGACCTAGCTGAATTGGCTGCTAGCTTAACTCGTCCAACTGGTGCACCATCCAATGGTACCTGGTGGTTGGACACTACAGAAAGTACCTGGGGCATTTTCGAATGGAATGCAACCACAAACACTTTTACAAATAAAACTCCAATA